TGCTTCTAACATTTTATCGATCTGCAGCATTGCGTACTTGATGATGTCGGCGTTCCCGCCCTGAATAATCTTCGACACCGCGCGGTACGCGAACCGGGGTTGTTCCAGTCGCATTCGTCGGCCCAGGATGGTGCGCACGTATCCTCTGTTCTGCAGCGTTTGCTTCGCTAACTGCTGGAACCCTTGGATTGCTGGGAACGTTCTGTGCCACTGGTTCCACATTTCTGTTCCCTTCTCGAGCGACCAGCCCATGTGTGCGGAGAACGACTTGGGGAACATTCCCGTGATTATTCCCATATTCATTCGCTTCGCCGTCGGGTCGCGCTCCACGTGCAGCAGTTCCGCAACAATGGTGTGCGCTGAGAACTTCGGGTCGTTGCAGTAGCCGTTAACCAGCTTCTCGTCTTTCGAGTAGTGCGCGTACAGGCGCGGTTCGCATTCTGAGAAGTCAGCTTCGTTGAACTCGAAGCCCTCGTCTGCTACGAACGCGCGTCGGAACAGGGGAGCCAACTCCTTGTCGCGCTTAGGAATCTGCTGCAGGTTCGGGTCCGAACAGGAGAAACGCGCTGGCGTGCCGTAGTCGTCGGCCTTGAGTTGATTCAAGGTGGCGTGTACGCGGCCCCGGACGACGTGTTTCTCGATTAGCGGCTTGATGAACGAGTTCCCCAGGTTCGTGAACTTGCGAACAGCCACGATGCGTTCGCCTTCGGGAAAGCCCTTCAGCCACTTCTCTGTGAAGGACGGATTGCCTTTGTCGGTTTTCGGCCAGTTCGTGCGGCCCGCATCCTCGAAATACTTCTGGAGTTGTACAGGGGAACGGACGTTGAAGTCCGGTGGCAGCTCTGAGAGAGTCGTCTCGAGCTTCTTGTCCAGTTCTTCTAACAACTGGTGTAGATACTCCGTGTCGACGCGAATGCCCTTGCGTTCGATTCGGAAGAGCGTCCAAAGCAGGTCGCTCTCCAACTTCATAATGGCTTGGAGCTTCTGTTCTTCAATCATTTTCTGCTGCGACAGGTGCAGTTCGTAGGTCGTAATGCCGTCACCACGCGCGTACGTCGCGGCCACGGGGTCGTCGCCTGACAGCTTCCAGAAGTTGGCCATCGACTTGCGGTCGCCTGGTATGCCGAACAACTCACCGATGTGCTGGTATAGTTCGTCTCCTCGCTTCGCTCGCACCTTGTGTCGCTCTGCACAGGCCTCGAGCGAGAATCCGTGGTTGTACTCGTCCAGTAGAGCTTCGTTGTTCTGCGTGCACGAGAGGTTGCGGCCCAGGAGAATTCCTGCGTTCGCAGCCATGTGCACATCGAACTTCATATTGTGCCCAACTGTCAAGCCCTTGCGTTCTGTGAATGCACGAGCCAGGTCTTTCTCGAATGGGTGAATGGCCATCGACTCGTCTTCGAATGGTGACAACGGAGTCTTGACGTTGCCCGACGGGTCGGGGAGGTTGCCTCCGCCCCCCGCGCGGACCGGCACGTACACGGCGTCCTCTTCTGTTGGACCGCCGCAAATCACGTAGCCGACAGGAAAATTGCGACGCCAGTCGGTTCCTGACGTCTCTGTGTCGAAGGTTATTAGTGGCGAGTCTCTAACAATGCGGAGTGCTTTCTCGGCGTCAGTCACTGTTGTTCCTCCTGGTCCGGGTTGGAGTTGCGGGGGGCAGGCACGCGATAAGGAGCAGAACTCGCATGGACACCCCTGACCCCCCGCCCTTGGGCGTTTTAGACCCAAGCCCCCCTGATTGGTTGTAGACGGTCGACCACAACAGGGAGAGTTAGAAGTCTTTGGCTTCTTCTGCAGGCTTGGCTTCGGTCTCGTCCGTTTGTGCAGCGGCTTCTTCGTCCTGCACCTTGTACGTGCTGAGCACGTCCTTCAGCTCGAGAGCCTGCTTGTAAACCTCTTCGCTTGCGAAGCCCGACGAGTTGAACTGAAAGTTCTGATAATCGCCTGCTGCGCTCTGGTCCTTCACAGCTTTCGCTACGAACACCAGCGACTGCATCGGTCGGCCCGCGCTCTCGTGCAGCTTGATTTTGTCGTTCAAGCCCTTGCGCGTCTTCTTGATTTGGCTTCTCGTCAGCGACAACACGACGGGACCGAAGCCCAGGTTGTCAGGGAGAAGAATCAGGTACTCGTAGAACAGCGTCGCTGCGGGAGGTGACGACGGGTCGTCCGGGTTCATCGTGCCCCACTCGGCCAGTCCTGATTCGGCAACGGTCGGTGCAAGCTTCCACGTGACCGCTTCCTTGCGTCCTTTCAACTTCACTTGGAACTCGCCCGACGGCGGTTGCCAGTGCACGAAGTCCTCGGCCCGCGCCAGAATTCCCTGTCCGTCTTCTATCGGAGCAACGAGCAAGTACTTCTTGCGTCGCGACACAGGAATGAACTGGAACTCTACGCCCAGGTCCACGTCCATACCGGTGTGCCAGAAGTGCCCGTTCTTCGCTGCGTCGAACGTCTCCATTTCTTTCGACAGAGCCTGGAGCAACTTGACACGAGGAATAGTAATGTCGGACTGATCGAAGTTGTCGTGCGAATCGACCGGTCCTTGCTTCTCGAGTTCCCGCAGGTATGCGGGCGTTTCGGTCACTACTGCTACAGCCTTTTCACTCTTCGACATGATGCCTCCTATTGTTTTGGAGTGTACTTACTTGAACCAACGATTTTGTACTCGGTGAACTTAATCAGCTCGTCAGGCGGGTCGACGCCTTCCTTGATCGTGCGCTCTTTCAAGTACGCTGCCAGTGTTCCTGCGTTTACCGTTTCTGTAATTAGTGCTTCTGCCCCCTGCTCGCGCAACCAGGAGAACACGCCTTCTTTGTCCAGCATGGACGCGGAGTACCTGTTCAGCACGTAGTAACTGCGCTTGAGCGAAGGGATTGCAATCTTGTCCACGCCCTCATTCTCTAGAGCCTCAGGCACCGAATTCTTGTCGGCACGGTTGAGAACTGCATACAGACGCTTCCGTGCTACGTCGATCGTGGCGTAGCCTTCGTCGATTTCCTGGAACTCGGTGAGCAGTGGAACGATTTCGCGGAGGTGCTCGCGACCATTGAGACGATCGTCGTAGCTCTTAACAAGCCGGTCGATCAGAATCACGATCTGCTGGATGGCTTTTGCTCTGTTTGCTTTGAGGTCTTCTTCTTCTTTTGCCATGGGTTCTCCTTGTTTGCTTTGTCATGGGGAGGGGACGTCTTCCGGTGCGCCCCTCCCCACGCGGTTATGCGGCCTTTGTCTTCTGGTACTCGTCAGGCACGCGCTTTGACGCGCCACCCAGAGTCGTCAACTTGCCGTTGCGATTCGCAGCGCCGCGAATCATGTTGCCGACGGTCATGCGAACGCGTCCTGCGTTCTCGGGCTTCACTGCGCCCTTCGAATACTTGGACACGTCCAGGCCGTTGGCCTTCGCAAGCTTGAACAGGGACTGAAAATTCACAGTCGGCTTGTCGTTCTTGTCATTCTCTAGAACCTGCGAGTCGACGAACTCTTTCGCCCATTGAGTTAGTGTTGCAGCCATTGGGTTACCTCCTTTCTTCGCCCGCGCCGTTCCTGGCCGGGGTCTAGTAACTCTTCTTGAAACTCGTTCTGCGTTGGATCTAGTGTAGCATGGCCTGCCGCTGCTGTCAAGTCTATATACCCTGTGTCCGCATTCGGTGCACCTTACAGGGAAGTAGCTGGTTGTGAGTTCGTTCTTGCAACCGCCGTAGTAACAGTGGAACGACACCGGTTCGGCCAAGTAGCGCTTATCAGCTTCTTCTGATTCGTGTCGTTTGTCACGACTCATTTCCCGCAGCCGCAGCTTCGTCTCTTCCGACATCGGACGACCACCCTCGGACGCCGAACGAACGCGCATTGCGTAGATCACGTCGCGCGGTTCCCAGCCCAGTGCTGCTGCAGCTTCTTCCGACGTAGCACCGATGCTGTGTACGTAGCTGCGGTCAGCGTTCTTCAGGCCGAACACGTGGGCGCCCGCCGTCAACCTCGCCTTGTCCAGGCCGGTGTCGCGGCACAGGACGCAGTTCCCGTCGTGGCGCGTTGCGTCGGACAGCTCGCGCTGTGGCATTGCCGGTGCCTTAACGCTCTCTTCATTCTGCGTTATTTGCTTCATTGTCGTGCTCCTTCTTTTGGTAATGCGTCAACCGTTCGAACCGAACCCAGTAGCGACGAACTCTCAAGAAGTTTACGCCGAACCGGTCCTTCTCCCACGTGTACCGCGCCCGGACCTTTGTTTGCGCCAGTGCCTTGCGCATCATTGAGTTGAACTGACCCACGTTGACGCCACGCTTCAAGGAAGTCATGTAATCCTTGCGTAGCGCTTCGAGCGTGACTTCTGGAAGCCAGCTTCCTTGCTGGCCCCGCTTGTAATCGAACCCCTCCTGGTAATGCACGAGGTTCGTGAGTTGTTGGCCCGCCTGCAGCCGGTGCTCCCACCACACCAAGAACGTGTGGGCGTGGCGGAACGGCCCCTCCGCGCGCTGCTTCTTGAACACGCGGGAGGGGGCGGACTTGAAGCTATAGTCCTTGAATCTGTGATTCCTGCTGTGGTTCGTTGCCCACGACATCGGCTTCTCCTTTCGTCCAGAATAGAAGCTCTGCCTTGGCCCGCGTGAACGCCACGTACGCGAGGTTGTCCTCTTGCACCAGCTGCCACTCCTGCTTGGCGTAGCGCGAAGGGCAATAGCTCACGTGGTCAATCAGAATCACGCGCTCCCACTCGCGTCCCTTGCTGCGGTGGTACGTGGCCAGCGTTAGCACTTCGTCGTTACCGTCTGCGAACAAGTCATCGATGAACCGGACGGCATCCGACACGAGTTGCTTGCCGTCGGCCAGCAGCAGGTCCATGATCACCTTCGCGGTGTCGCACTTGTCAACGATTGCCTGGATGCGGTCGTCTTTGCCCTTGGCCTGCGCCTTCTGAATTTCACGATCGCGGTAGTGGTCGAGCCTGTCGGAGAACTGCGAGAGCGTCTTGACTTTCCAACGCTGGAAGAGAACCTTCAGGCCTTCACCGATGTCGCGTCCCTCGACCTTGCACGCTGTTCCTTGTCTAATCAACGCGTACGCGGTATCGATGAGAGGAGCTGTATTGCGACAGAGTATTGCGCTCTCGTGTCCCAACTCCTCGGGGAGTACGAACGTGCTGCCCACCATTCCTTGCGGTGCGTTCGGTGCTGATTCGATATCGGGCACCAACTGCTGTGCCAACTCGATTACGGTCTTCGGGCAGCGCCACGATACTGTCAACGGAAGGAGCTTCGTGTTGAGAGACTCCGCCAGGTTGTCAAGCGCGTCGGCGTCGGCACCAGAGAAGCCGTAGATTGCTTGCTTGTCGTCGCCCACGATGATGATTCGGCCTTCCGGCTTCACGAACTTGCGAATCAGAGCTTGCCGTGCGGGACTAAGGTCCTGCGCTTCGTCAACAAACATCACGTCCTTCTGGAACCGAACCACCATGTTGCGAATCAGGGGCCAGAGCACCATATCGTCGAAGTCAATAACGTCGGTCTTGTTCAACGAGTCCTTGTACACCTTCTGCGCTCTGTCAACGACGCCATCCATTACGGTTGTGTCGTCGAACGAGTTGACGTCGTAGTGCTCGGCCAGCGAGTACCACACGTGCTTGTCGCCTATCGGTGCGTCGTCGAAGAAGCCAACGCCTGCTTGCTTGGCCAAGCCAACGAGCTGCATGATTTGCGTGCGGTACTCTTTGTAGAACAGGTCGCCTGTGGCGAGTTCGTCAACCAGGTCGCGGACCTTGTTCTTGTCCACGGTCGGGTTGAAGGCGTGGCGGATTAGGCCGAAGCCCAGGGAGTGGACGGTCGAAGCCTGCGTGAGCTTCCAGTCCGTATGGCCGTTGGCTTTCAGCTTCTCGCCCACTTCCTTCGCAATCGCCTTGTTGTACGCGCACACAGTAATTTCGGCGCGGGGCCGCGTGCGGCGGAGGACGTCGACGGCCATCAGGATTGCCGTGGTCTTGCCGGTGCCTGCGCGCGCCCGGACCATGCAGTTGCCCGTGCCGTGCTCCATCTCCTCGAGGATCGCCAGTTGTTCGGGGGTCGGTGTCATTGTCGTCTCCTTTTGCCTTGTTTTCATTAGCACAACAACAAACAAGCCATAAGGGACGCCCCCTGTCAAGTCCCTTGTGGTATATCACAAAACCCCCGTCAAAGCGCCCAGTCACGACGTCGGCCCACCTTCCGTTCCTTGGTTCGTATCGCTTGCGCCCCTTTTGCTGTCCCTTTGCGGCGGGCCGCTGCCTGGTTGTTCTTGATACGACAGGTCGAACAGTAGACAGAGGCGGCCATTAGGTGCTCGCACACGCTGTCGCTGTCCGCGTAGTGCTTCTCCAGGACGGACATCCTGCGCGGGTAGATCCGGCACTTGAGGTTCACGTGAAGCTCGCACGTGTAGCTGTTCTCCTCCGTCAAGACTATCGGGTTCTGTTCGGCCTTCACGTACGACCCGTTCAGGCCCCAATAGAGCATGCCCATTAGTTCTGCGTCGGTAATTCTGCTCATCGTGTGTCTCCCTAGAAGTCCCCGCCCTCTTCCACAGTAGTTGTTTCTACCACGCGGTCGTCGTATTGCGTTCCATACTTCTGCAGCAAGTAACGCGACAGAGCTTCTCGCGTCGGTACTTCGTACAGTCGAGGCCGAACAATCACCTGTGCGTTCTTGCGATCGTCGAAGTACTCAGCGGTGAGTCGCTTCGTTGCATCGGTGTGAAAGCCTCGCTCACTGAACTCGCCGTGAATTTGGTGCGGGTTGAGGTGTGGCGCTCTGAGAGGATCGCTTCTAATGAACTGTGCGTAGTCACGCTCCAGAGCAACGAAGTTTACCATCTCGGGCCACTCCGATCGGTCAATTTCCTGGGACATTCCGCTGTGCCACGTGTCAAACCAGGCTAGGTGCTGGTCGGTTCCCAGTGGGTGGTCTCGTGTCACCATGGTAGCGAGCCACCTATCGAATGCTGGCATCGAGTGTGACTGCACAGCAATCTTCGCGTCAGTAATAAGAGGACGCGTTATTTCTGCGTGTTGGTACGGCAGGTCCACCAGGTAGCGGTGAATCTTAGACAAGTTCTCTTCGTTAGCCCACTCAGCTAGCGGACCCCAGTACGCTTCGTTGTCGTTCTTGTGAATGTCGCTGACTTTCAATACGGTGTAGCGTCTGTCGTCAGAGCCATCGGAAAGGAACACAGCGTCGTGCACTTCGTTAGAAGTGAAGAACAGACGCATGTGGTTGGGCAGGCTGTAGGAGTCGATGCCCTTCGGTTCTATTCGTATTTGCGGGTCCGTAATCAGCGCCTTGAGCTTCGCAGCCGTCTGTCGTTGCCTGTTCGATATCGCTTCGTCGCATTGTACGAACAACTTGTTCGCAAAACTGGCGTTGAAACCGGAGACGATGCGGTCCACGGACGACGTAGAAGCCGAATAGTTGTCGCCAATCATCGGAACAATGAAGTGCTCTCCTAGAAACGACTTACCTGTTCCAGGAAGACCGACCAGCACCAGGGCTGTGCCTGCTCGCTGCGCAGGCGTTTTGAAAATGTGCGCAATCCAGTGCAGCACCCACTGGAAGTGTTCTTCCTCGCTTGCTGCGATGATTTCGTACAGGTAAACAAGAAACGGCTTCACTTCTTCTTCTGTGACCGGAGCGTCCCACGGGGCCACGCGAAAACCGCCCCACTGGTTCACTTTCCGTTCATCGCCACCGGAGTACTCGACGAACCGTTCCTGTCCTGGCTCGAACGTGAAGCCGTCAACGCGCGTAATCGTGGGCAAGTGAATAAACACGTCGGTCGCAAGCTTCCGCTTGTCGCCGCTTTCAATGAACTTGTCAGCGTAACTGATCGAGAACTCCGTCCTGTTCATGAACGACTTGGGGTCGTTGCGCATCGCTTTGCGCAGGTCAATTATCAAGCCGCGCCCCATCCAAACGGCAAACGACTGGACGAACCAGTCGAGAGTTGCAACGGACGGGGATTCGCAGAGCAGTGAGTAGAGCGCCGTAATTAGCGAGTCATCGCCAGCAATCTTCGCAAGCGTCGTGGCCCCGGTGACAGGCGAGTCACGCTCGCCTTTGCTCCACGTCTGTTCGAATGTTAGCATTCGTGCGCGTCGATCGGCCTGGTCGTCGCCCGCAATATCCATCAGCGTGATCAGCAGCTTCTCGGCGTCGTCCTTGTCAACGCGAAATATTTCTTCGTCCAGGCCCTCCGCGATCGAACAGACACGCTGCAAGAAGCCCGACAGCGCGAGACACATATCGTTGCGTTGTCCTTCTATCCAGTGCGGAGAGAGTAGTGACACGGCCCCCGCCAGCCGCATGGCGCGGAGAATTCCTTCCAACGGGACGACAGTGAGCGTCGAACGTGCACGTTTCAGGTCCGTCCACAGGTACTCTTCGCCCGATGGATGAAGAGAACCAGGCAACACGGAGTACATTCCGCGCCCCGGTCGACCGCCGCGCAGCTCGAGTTTGACGTCGGGCATGTTCTTAATGCGGCGCAGTACGGGTACTTGTTCGGGATCGAAGTCGTGTTGCAGCTTGTACACGCGGTGCGTGCGAGGTCGGGAGCCACGGCCCCAGGTGTGACTGCACGGTGGCAGGAATGCGTCCAATGCGTGGGCCAGCGCTGGACTGTCGGAATCGATGTCGACGTCTACTAAGTCACCGTGGAGGTGAATCCCAATGTTGTCTTGCGTTTCGTTCTCAAGCTCTTTGATAAGCTTCTGCGATCGTGCCAAGTCGTTGGCAGTTGGGTTCCATCCTTGTCCTGGTCCCTTCTGTCCTTTCACTACTCGTACAGCGAATCCACCTGACGCCTTGATGAATTCCAGGCTGACGGCGCGATGCATGGAGACGGGTTCACTCTTGTGAGTTTCTTCCATCGGCCCTCCTTGTTCATGTTATTAGACCCATCGGAGTGTACCATACTCCGATGCCCGTGTCAAGGGGGCCTCTTACTTATCCGCTACAACGAACTCAACGGGAGGAAAATTCTGCTCGTAGTCTCGTAGGAACCCAATCGTCCTGCGCCTAACGCGAAACACGTAGCTGTCACCAGGCTGCAGGTTAGAAGGAATGGTTATTGCGAAGCTACGAACGAATCCCTTGCCCGCATTGTTGTTAGCGAACGCTGTCACGCGTCGGTGGCCGATCACGCCCTCTCGATCCGTTCGGTCGCCCACAACGCCCTCGGAAAACCAGCGATCGAAGTCGATTGGAGCACGACGTTGAATTGTTGCGTCTGGCTTCTCGAACCAGGAATCGATAATGCTGCGCTCGTCGCGTAGAACGTCGAGGTCGCGAATTACGAACACAGTCTCTCCTGGGTGTACTTTCGAAATCGGTTGGCCGTCGCCCCGATGAAGCACGTTCAAGTTGCGTCCTTCCTTAATTACAACGGAAGGCGTTGACTCTTCTCGTATCTCTACGACTGTGAAAATCACTACTGCTGCGAGCACGATGATAGGCAGGTAGTGCCAGAGAATGTATTTGTGAACCTTCTTCTTCTCGGACGCGCGCGTCCTTTCGCGTTCTAAGTCTTCGTCTTGTTGTCCTTTCATTTAACAAGCTCCTTAATGTCAAAGAGGAGACCCAGAACGGCAGCGGTTAGGAGAAGCACCAGGCTAGTCCATGCTCTCGAGAGAACTATCAGGCGTTTGTCCAGCGCCTCGAGCTTCTCTTCGAGAATTACCATTCTCTCTGGGTGGTTCTCCACGCGTTCTAGTTGCGATTCGGCGACAGCCATCTTGGTTCGAATCGTGTTGAGTGTTTCCCACACTTGTTTCTGTTCGTCATCCATTTTGTCACATTCGTTCTCCTTGGTTTCGGAGAGTATTAAATCAACACGCCCTCGACGAAGACCTTGCAGGCCACGTTAGCGGCTGAGACTTTGGTTCGGGTTATTCGCAGCGTTCCCGCTGCCGCTATATCCCAATTGGCGTCGTCTATTGTTGATGCACGAACAATGACCTGATCGGCAACGTTGATGTCCAGCGCATCACTGATTGCGTTAGTAGATTCCAACACCTGAATCGTGTCGGACGCACCGCCCGCGCCCCCCGTTTTTACGACCTTTACGTCGACTACTCGCATTGCTTTGTCGATTACGATATCAATGTTGCCGGTTGCTGCGTCAGGAACGTCCACCATCATCCTAACAGGAATGCCCGGATAGGTGTGGTCGTCGACGAGAACACGCGGCATTACGCACACAGCAATGACGTCCAGGCCGTCCGCGTAGCAGAGAACACAGTCACCGTCGTTGAGAGAGATTCCGGTTCCCGCTGAGTCCTCCGTCACAACCTGTACAGAAGGGCTGGCTCCAGTTACGCCGCACTCAACCCAGAAGTACTTGTTCACAGGATCGATGGTGTCGCTACCAATCGTGTAGTCCTGCGGAATGACCAGGTCTCGGAGCTGCGTCACCGTTCCAGTCAACACGAACCGGCTGTTTTCTAGGAACTCGATGTCGGTCAGAGGAATGTCGGCGTCTGAAAACGCTTCCGTGTGAACCGCGTTCAACGAGTTGTCGATCTTCTCAAGCGCCGTGTTGACGGTGGCTTCGGGCGACGTTTGGTTGGCCGTCAGCTTCTCGAGGCCAATGTTGGTAGAAATTGCCATTGTTGTCTCCTATAAAGCTGCCTGCTGCGGGTACCCGCGTCCTATGTCCGCGTGCACCTGGAACACTTTGAAGCCCACGGGGTCCTGCGCTGCACCGAAGTCCGTTGTCTGGTCGGCAATTGTGTACTGAACTGCTTCCGTTGTTGCAGCGAGAGTCCGGTGCAGAGTTGTGAAAGTCGAGTCGTACACCTCGATGGCGTACGTTTCTGGCGAATCGCTAAGGGCTGAATCATTTGACAGCGTCCACCCATTTTTAAACCTTGATCGACGGGTCCAGGTCAAGTCGATGTTGTCGCTTCCATCGCGTGTTGCTGCCAGGTGGCCCACTGCATACGGCTTTGCGCCGTTTCCTGTGTTCGTTAGTTCCTCGACGTGTCCTTCCTCTAGCACTCCTGCAACTGAAACGGCTTTATATGATCGCAACAAATTGAGTTCGCTTACTCCTTCGTCCGTTCTTCTTGCTCCTGCAGTAGTGAGAACTACGAACCGTTCGCCCACAGCGTGCGCCGACTGCAACTGTTCGGTGCCGAAGCGCCCACGAAGCAGGCCTGAAAGCGTGTACTCGTCTTCTGTTGCACTCAGCTCTGCGTCTGTGAACCCGATCAGTTCGTTTCCTAGTATTGCCAGGTTCGAACCGTTCAGCGTATTGAGAATTGTTGCGCTGCTGAGAGTTCCACTCTCCAGACGTACGGTCACTGTGTTCGTTCGATCCCACTCTTCGGATCGGTTCGACCCCGGATCGGCCAGTACTGACATCGAAAAGCCCGCTACGGACGCGGTCTCAATGGCATCTCCGTGCTGAACATACGTGCCTCCGCCGTCAATACTCTTGAAGAACAAGGCTCCGTCCCACAAATCCTCATCGCCGTTAACGGGGTACCCAACGTAGTAGAAGCCCAGCGAGTCGTCGGGGTCGTCAAACAAATGAATGTCGAGAAGAAAGATGTCGGTGATTCCAACCAGTGGAATCGTGTCAGGCGCATGACCGGTTGCTGACTGGCCGATGCCCGTTCTGCCAGCAATATCGTTGTAGACACGAGAGACGTCCTGCACGCAACGAATCGTCATTATTCCTGGGCCGTCCAAGTTGGTTGACAGCACACGCATTCTATAAAGACGCTGCGAGTTGCGAACGGCCAGGCTGCCAAACGACTCGGCGCTGGCGAGACCGTCGGATGCATCGTCAAAGTCAACCGTCTGGTCCCCACCACCACCGGCTTTAAGAACGTCTCCACCCTTAACTGTGGAGCCACCACCTGTTTTCTTAACAACGAATGACGCCATTATCGAATCCTATCGGCCTTGAAGATGCTGCCCTCTCGTATGTAGATAGGAGAGCCGTTAGAAGTGTTCTGTGCAAACTGGAAAGTTGCAAGTCCTGCTGTGCCTCCGTTAATGAACGTCCCAAAGAAGCCAATACACTTTCCGTTCCAGCTGGTGCTCAATCCTGAAAACCCGTTGGAAGTAAACCCAAGCCCAGCAAAGTCGAAGATTGCGCCGAAGTACCCGCTGCCAACCGACGAGTAGTTGGAGGTCATAGCCTCGTGCCCGTACGTCCATTCACAACCAGCGGGAACGGTGAACTGGAATTTTATGTCGGGCGTGTTGCTGTCTGCGTCGCAGAGCATCATCATTTCGTAACGCCACAACTCGTTCGCTCCCAAATACAACTGAAAGTCGTCGTGGTCGGCAAAAGTCGTTGTCGATGTTCGCGTTTGGTCCGCGCCTTGTCGAATCAGAACGCGGCCCTCGACGTGCAGTCGTTTGTCAGCGAGCTGCGTTGTTGTTATTGCTGTGTCAGTTGCGGGGATCCACACCGCACAAAGTACCGTGTCGTCGGTGGTCAAGGCGGGCATTGACGGGGCCGCAGCTGCTGTTCCCTTGCGAAACGTCAGCGCAGCTGCTGCCGTGGCGACCACCAGGTCGATTCGTGGATTCGTTGCGTCGGCTGCGTCAAGCGTCACTGCCCCTGCAGCGATGTGGACGGCAGTGTCGTTGATGTTGAGCACGCCCTCTGCTACGTCCACGTCCATATCGACGCCCGCACCAGTGCACGCGAAGCCCGACAACACGCCATTGCCCTTCACTCGATGGGCGAGCATTGCAAAATCGACAGGATCGATTTCTGCTGCCACGGTATTGAATGCGTCTACTTCGTTCGGTATCAGTGTCATGCTACCAACTTCCAAGCTTCAAGCCATGAACCAGCTTTCATGACGGTCGGTGCCGCGTTACTGACGTTCTGGCACCACTGCAGATTGAAGAAACCGGCAGTCGCGCCATTCTCAATCACTGCGTAAATGAAGTGCGTCGAGACGTTGGACGTCGTTGACTGCCCACCAGTCAGGCTGATTACGCCACCGTCGATGTCTCCTTTGGTGAGAATGTGGTGGCTCAAACTCGCGTTAGCTGCTGTGTGCGCTCGCGATCCCTTAATTGTCATATCTATGTCGGCACCACTTGGGTACGTGCCACCCCATTTCATGTCTGGAGTGGCGCTTCCACTCGCCTCCATCATCAGAATCGCAACGAACCACACCTCGTTTGCGCCAATCCAGAAGAGCATTTCGTCATCGTCTTGCAGCACGTTGCTTGACGCCACCGATTCGTCAGAGAGTTTCTCTACGTGGATGTAGCCCTTCGGGAACAAGCGCTTGTCAACAATCATTGTCGACTCAATTGCCGTCTCGTTCGCTTCAATGTAAACAAGCGCAATGGGAATGTCGCCTGCTGTCGGGCTTGGGTGCACCGGTGCCGAACCAGGAGTGCCCGCCCGGACCGCCACGGTACCGTCTTGCGCGGCCACGACGATATCGATGCGCGGGTCGGTGGAGTCGGCAGCGGTGATTGTTGCATTGCCCGCCGACACTTCGTTCGTCGCCATGTTCGTGGTGCGAACGCTTCCAGCCGCAACCGCCACTGTCATATCGGGCGTTCCCTGCGCTGTTACCGCGCAACCCGACATCACTCCGTTTCCTTTCAGAGCTTCCTGAATGTATTCGAAGTCTTGTTGATCAATCTCCGACATATGCACGTGGTGTGCGTCTGCTTCTGCTGGAACAGTAAAGCTCATGTCAACCTCATGACTCGCAGGGTCGAACCAACATAGACTGTTACGGTTTCGGTGTCAGTAACGTTCTGTGCCCACTGCAACTGCAAGTCTCCTGCGTTCGCTCCGCCTTCGTACTTGCCGCGCATTCTCCACAAACACATTTCTGCAATTCCACCGATGGCTCCTGACATTGCACCACCAGCCAAATGGGCCGATCCACTCACGCCTGCTTGTTCTGCTGTGCTGTTCACGTTTCCCCCTGAAGACGTTACAGCAGTCGAAATTCTGTGCCCGCCCCACTTGAACGTCGAACCAGTGGGGTGGGTCCACGCTGCTTTGAAGTCTCCTGCGTTCCACGGGGCCGTATAGTACAAGAACAACTCAATGGCCCAGTCCTCGTTCGCGCCCATCGTGAACTTCAAGTGGTTGTCGTTTTGGAGCGCAGTGTCCGAAACCATCGTCTCGTTAGCAGTCTTCTCCATGAAGACCGGCCCCCACGTGAATATGCGCTTGTCAACGATTTGTGTGTCAGTAATGACCGTGTCCGTGGCGGGAATCCACGTGGCGCACAGCGCAATATCGCCCGACGTTAGCGTCGGAAAGACCGCGTTGGACGCGGACGCAGCGCCCTTACGAATCGCAACAGTGCCTGAAGAATTGACAACAACGATATCCCAGCGCGGGTCTGTCGCGTCAGCGGCGTCGTGCGTGGGGTTCGTGTTGGCAACAGCGAGCGCAAGTCCGGACGACAGCTTCACGTAGCCCGCTGCCACATCGACCTGCAGACCGCTGTCTGCTGTTACTTCGCACCCACGGATTACAGCCTGCTGCGAGCCTATAGGAAACAGAATCTCGAAATCAATCGAGTCAATCTGTGCTTGGGCTGCGAATGGGGCGCTATCGCCGTGTAGAATTTCGAAGGCCATTAGAGTTTGAAGATCCCGTCTCCTCCTGACGTGTTGTCCCACATCAGGGTTATGTCGTTGCCGTTCGGTGTCACGGGGAGGCCTGTTGCCGTATCCAGGAGAGCAATGAGCCTACTCGTCGCTTCAACTCCCGTGTCCTGATAAATGACAATATATACAGCCTGGTCGCCCGATACTGCCGACAGCACTTCGTCCGCTGCGTCGGCTACGCCCGCTGTGGTACTCTTCCCTAATAAATTGCTTGACGTGACGACACGATGAGAAGCACCAATGTCGCTGATGAACTGGTGAGCAGCCAAGTCTGGCGTGTAGGTGCTCTTGACGAGCACGCACTTGATGTTGTTGCTCGTCCAATTAATTTCTCCGTTAAGAAACGACTCTCGGCCCAGATCGTAGAGTGCGTTCGCCATTACTTAATCTCCTCAATCATAATGATGTCGGTCGGATCGACGTCCCAGTGCTTGAACCCGACTTCAATAACGCGTTCGTCGCGGCCCACGAACAGCTCTCTGTAGATTTTCGTTGCTACGTCGCGTGCTTCGTCAGTTCGCAGCACAACAGGAATCTCGATGTTGATTTCTTCTACTTGCTGTGACTGCTCGCCTTGGTCCGTCTGCACGCCAGGAATATAGTCAGCTTCCTCGTCGATGTACTTTAGATTAACACGACGCGGCACCTCTGTTTCTTGCAGGCGCTTCTTCGCTATCTTCGGTGGCGCCTCTTTTCCAATTTCGCGTGCAGCCACGTCATCCTGCGATATGGTGTGGTCTGTGCTTCTGCCACGCAACACAAACTTCATTTTGCCGTCGCCGTTGTATCCATCGAAGAAGAACACAGTGACGAGAGGCTCGATGGCGCTGCGTGCTGTCATGGGCTTACCGATGACGTATCCTCGAACCACAACTGAAGCCAAGTCGCTAACGTCGCGATGGGCTGCGTCGATGCCTACTTTCTCACAGTAATCGGCAACAATCACGTCAAGCGTCGTCGTGTCGGGGTTCCTACGATCCATCGGCAGGAACTGAAACTGCGGTCCGTCGCCTTTGTCCGTCCACTGCGTTTGGCAAATCAGCATCTCGCGTTCTTCGTCGTAGAGAATGTTTCTGTAGCCAACCGACGCGTTGTTGTCGCGGTCGGAGGGGTCCAAGGTGCCCACTTCCACCGGTGCGTCGCCTGTGACGTCGTACTTGTACCAGTTGTTGCTCGGCCCTATAACCCAAATGATGCCGTGCTTCGATGGGCTGTGCTCGAGCGCGCTCATGTTCTGCGCCAACACACCGGGATCCAAGTCAAGCTTGCCTTTAAGAACTCTGTCTTGCAAATCGAACAGGCCGATTCGGTCATGTCCTGCAGACCACAGAATTAACTGATTGCGCGGCTCGTCAGGAATGATTCGAATGTTGATGTCTTCTGAGGCCATGTCCATTTGTGTTGGCCCGCCCAACGCATACGTGGCGATCAACGCTCCTGCTTCGTTCATTTCATACAGACGAAAATTGTCGTCTGCAATTTCAGAACTGCACCCCCATACGACGGAGCTGTCGTTGGGGTCGCGTACGAGGTGGTCCAGGCGCTGCGCATAACCCCAATCCGTGCTCGGGTTGCGTG